CGCAAGCGGATCATTGCTTGAAAGGAGGTCAACCATGCGTGAGTTTTGGAAACACATTGCGATCGGTGGGGCGTTTGTAGGCGTTGCAGTGCTCTGCTCTGGTGCGGTGAATCCCTGGGACGACGGTAAGGAGACCGTCCTCGTCGAGGAGGTCTACACCGTCAAGGCGGGCGATACCCTCTGGGACATCGCCGAAACGTATTGTTCCAAAAATACCGGTACGCGCCGGTATATTTTGGAATACAAGGAGGGTATCTACGAGAACAATCCGTGGCTCGTAGATCGCAAAGGGATGATCTGCCCGGGAGATCAGCTGACGCTGACGTACTGGGTCAAGGAAAATAAGGAGGAAGCAAAATGAAAATGGAAGTCAAGAAAGAAGAAGCTGCGTTTGAAATGCTAGGCCGCTCTTATGATGGGGGCGGCGAGCTTGTCGAGGTGTTCTATGCTGACCTGCGTGCAGCTAACATCGGCGACATGTGGGAGGCACGCGACACTCATAACTGTGGCCGCGCTCTCGACGAGGAGAGCGCCGAGGTTGTCTACAAGACGGAACGAGGGGCGGCAGTCCTGTTCCGCAACTGGGGCACAACGGACGACCCAAATCCGGAGCCATGGGAGCGTACTCCTGAGCTCATCTGGTATGAGTTCGCGTGAGGAGAAGCGAAATGACGAAGTGGCAGACGCGCCGCGAGATTGTAAGCCCGCCGCTGACGATGCACATTGTTTTCCGCATCGTTGACGGTGTAGAGGAACGAAGCGGTACGCATTATGCGACGTTGGATGAGGCTCTCACACATGTGAGAGAGCTCAACGCAAAAGAAAAGCGCCCACAGCGGCGGCAACCGCTCTGAGCGCAGAAGGATAACAATCTAAAGTGATTATATCACGAAGTAGGAGGAAAAACAATGAAGATACTGAGCCTGACGCTTGAGAACTTCCGCGGCATCAAAGACCTCACCGTCAACTTTGACGGCAAGGACGCGGATGTTTTCGGAGCAAACGGGACGGGCAAGACCACGATCGCGAATGCGATCTGCTGGCTCCTGATTGATCGTCCGGCGACCGAGGAGGCTGACTTTGACCCCAAGACCACTGGGGCGCACGGCCTGCAGCACAAAGCATCCATCGATGTGGAGCTCCCCGATGGGCAGCGGATCACATTTGCAAAAGAATTCTACGAAAAATGGACGCGCAAGCGCGGATCAGAGGCCGAGGAGTTCACCGGCAACATCACAGACTACTATGTCGACGGCGTCAAATCTAAAAAGAAGGAGTACACAGAAGCCCTTGAGAACGCCTGCGGCATCGACCTTGAGCGCGTCAAGATGCTGATGGTACTCGGCTACTTTGCCGACAGCATGAAGACCGACGAGAAGCGCCGCATCCTCTTTGAGATGGCGGGCGAGTTCACGGATGCTGATGTTATCGCGCAGAGCGAGGATTTACGTGATCTCGAAAGATTCCTCACGATCCCCGGAAACAGCGATAAAAGCTATGCGATCGAGCAGTGGCGTAAGATCGCGGCCGAGCAGCGCAGCAAACTGAACAAAGACCTAGAGCTCCTGCCGACACGTATCGACGAGGCAAGCAAAAACGTCGCCGAGAATGTCGAAGACATGGAGGCCTTGAACGCAGAGCTGAATCGACTGGAAGAAAAGAAATCCTCCCTCGAGGAGCAAAAACGACGTCTGAATACTGAGGATGGTCAGCAGGAGGCAACACGTGCTGACATTGCAGGACTTGAAGTTGACCTTGCGACAAAGCGAGCAGCCTACATCGAGCAGGGCGCGGCGGCGAATCGGGAGACCAACGCGATGATTGACTGCATGATCGCAGACAAGCGTAGCGTCGCGGATAAACTGGACACACTGAAGCGCAAGCATGAAGAAAGCGTCCGCAGGCTCACACAGATGCAGAAAGAGCGCAAGAAACTCATGGAGGAGTACGCCGAAGTCGCTGCGCGGCAGTGGGATGCCGGGGCGGAACTTTGCCCGACCTGCAATCAGCAGATGCCCCCCGAACAGGTGGAAGAAATGCGTGCGGCGTTCAATGAGATGAATGCCACCGAGAAGGAAGAAATTAACCGTCTGGGGCAGATGTGCAGCAAGGGCAAGATTGACGCTCTCACCGTTGAAATCGACACACAGGCGACAGACATAACGGCGATGGAGCACCAACTCAAGGAGAAGGAGGCGCTCATCGGTGAGTGGCGGGCAAAGATCACCACTCCTCCGCCCTTCGAGGAGACGGAGACATACAAGAAACTCGCCACCCGCATGGAGGAGCTGCGTGATCGTCAGCGTCTCGGACAGAGCGCAGAAGACGGTACGCTGAACGCCTATGACCGCGACATCCAGACAGTCAAAGACGAGATCGCAGCGGTCAACATGCGGATTGCAAAGGCGCAGGCCTCTGAAGACAGCCGTAAGCGTGTCGGAGAGCTCAAGCAGGAGCTCAAACATGCGGCGGAGCGGATGGAATACATCGAGCATGGTATCCATCTTTGCGAAGAGTTCGTCCGGACTAAGGCGCGGATGATCACAGACAGCATCAACGCGCATTTCCGCTACGTACGGTTTGTTCTCTTCCGCGACCAGATCAACGGCGGTCTGCGGGAGATTTGCGAACCGACGATCCGCAACAAAGACGGTGAGTGGGTGGAGTACCGCAGCGTCAACTACGCTGCGCAGGTCAATGCCAAACTCGACATTGTGACGACGCTTTCCAAGCACTACGGCGTACATCTCCCGATCATCATGGATCAGGGAGAGAGCGTCAGCACACCGCTCAATGTCGATACACAGCTGATCCGGCTGATTGTATCAGCAGAGGATCAAGTGATAAGAGTAGAGCTCAAGGATTAAGGAGGACAATATCATGTCACAGGCAGTAGCAACACGCAACCAGACACAGACACCCGCCCGCACGATTGAGGACTGGGTGGCGAGCGAGAACATCAAGCAGAAGTTTCAGGAGGTGCTGGATAAGGGCGCAGGGGCCTTCGTTACGAGCATCCTCAGCCTCGTTAAGTCCACGCCGCGGCTTGCAGCGGCAGACCCGAAAACCGTCATCAGCGCGGCAATGACCGCTGCGACACTCAAGCTCCCCATCAACCCGAATCTCGGATTTGCGTACATCATCCCATACGGCAAAGAGGCACAGTTCCAAATGGGATACAAGGGCTACATTCAGCTGGCAATGCGTACTGGACAGTACAAGACGATCAACGCCTCCGTGGTCTACGAGGGGCAGATCGAGGACATCGACTTCGTGACAGGGGAGATCATCCGCGGCAAGAAAAAGAGTGACAAGGTAGTCGGCTACGTCGCCTACTTCGAGCTGATCAACGGATTTTCTAAAACCGTCTATATGAGCTCCGAGGACATGCTGCGGCATGCGCAGACATTCTCCAAGAGCTTCTCGCGCTCCTCCAGCGTATGGAAAACAAACTTCGACGCGATGGGGCTCAAGACAGTGATCAAGCAGCTTATCAGTAAGTACGGCATCATGAGCATCGACATGCAGAGCGAGCTCGCAACTGCAATCAGCTCGGATATTGAATACGACCGGGCGGAAGCACAGAACATAACGCCGCTCGAGCAAGCTGCAGCAGAGCAGACGATCGATGCTGAGGCGGCCGTGATCGATGCGGATCTGGAACCGCATGCAGCAGAAGAGCCGGCCGCTGACGTTTACGACGGCATGGACTTCTAATGGACATCAAGATCATTGCGTCGGGGAGCAGCGGCAATGCCTACCTCATCGGGGACGGCAAGACACGCCTGCTCCTTGATGCAGGCATCCCATTCAAACGCATCCAAGTCGGCTGCGGATTCCGAACGAGCAGCATTGATGGCTGTCTTGTGACCCATCGTCACGGTGATCACGCTGCGGCGATTCCAAAGCTCCTGCAGCGCGGAATCACGGTCTACAGCAACCCTGACGTTACAGAGCGCCATAAGGGAGTACGGGCCTTGGCACCATTACAGGAGTATACCATCGGGACATTCCGGATCCTGCCATTTGAGGCGGAGCATGATGTACCATGTTTTGGATATCAGATCACGTCGGAGGAAACGGGCGAAAAGCTCGTCTACATCACCGATAGTGCCTACGTCAAATACACATTTTCCGGATTGACCCACATCATGATCGAAGCGAACTACGCGCAGGAGATCATCATTGACAACGCCAAGCATGAGCGGATCCCGCTTTATTTGGCAGAGCGCGTCATCCAAACGCACATGAGCATCGAGACCCTTCTCGATCTTCTGCAGGCAAATGACATGAGTAAGGTGCGGCAGATTTACCTTCTGCATCTCTCGGACGGCAACAGCGACGCAGAGGCGTTCAAACGGCAAGTGCAGCAGGAGACGGGCGCAGAGGTTTACATCGCATAGAGGAGGATAATCATGGACATCACCATCAAGAAAATCAAGGTCGGCAAAGGCAAACTGGTCTTTGAGTACGACAAGAAAGAAGACGAGGAGAGCCTCATCAGCACGCACACTTCGAAATTCGAAGAGGAACCGGAACCAGAGTTCTGGCGCATATTCGGTCTCCTGAGCGTCGATGTTTGCAAGATTCTCGAAGTAGACCCCGGACAGCTCGCCGAGCGCATGATACCAACCGGCGTCAGCTACTCCACAGATGGGAGCGGATATGAGGGCGCGATCATCACCTGTGAATACCGCATGCCGCGATCCAGAGCGACGACCACGATCAACACGCCACTGTTCAAATTCCAGCAGACGGATACCGAGAAGGGCCTCCCTGGATATTTCGGAGACAAGACCGTAGCGCACCTGCGTGACCTGCAGGAGGAGGCGGTGCTTTATCTCGAGGGGCATCGTGGACAGGGGAGCCTATTTGACGACGAGGATCGCGAGCCGCGCAACGTAACACCGGAGGATTCACCGACACGCCTCGTAGCAATTTCAGGCGGATCAGTCAAGCAGATCGCGGGGTAAGGAAATGGCAGAACGCAGAATGTTCTCTAAGAGGATCATCGGTTCTGCCCGATTCCTCCGCATGCCTGGGTCCACACAGGCGCTTTATTTCCACCTCGGTATGGCAGCGGATGATGACGGCATCGTTGAGGCATATCCGATCATGCAGATGGTCAATGCCTCGGAGGATGATCTTAGACTTCTTGCTGCAAAGGGATTCGTCAAAGTCCTCAATGAGGACTTAGTGACTTATATCCTAGATTGGCAAGAGAATAATAAGATACGGGCCGATCGAAAAGTCAACAGCATCTACAAGGATTTACTTTTGCAGGTAATGCCCGAAACCCCACTACTGGAGCCGCGTCAGAGGGCTGACCGAGTGCGTCCTGACATTGCAGAGGACGACCACGGGACGACAGAGGGACGACCACGGGACACAAATGGGACGTCCCATGGACAACCAATGGACAACCACGGGACGCAAATGGGACCGCATAGGATAGGTAAGGATAGGATAGGTAAGGATAGTATATATGCTGCTGCAGCTAACGTGCACACGCGCGAGGATCCTCAAGATCAAGACGGACCGGATCATGGAGCAGTATTCCGAGCATTCTCGGACAATATCCATCCCGTCACAGGAGAGATTGAGCGAGATAAGCTCACAGATCTCACGGACGAATATGGCGCGCATTGGGTGACCTCGGCAATCGAAGAGGCCGCACTCTCCAACGGCCGTAGCCTGCGCTATATCACAACGATACTCGAGCGGTGGAGGCGTGACGGGTTCAAGGCACCAAGAAAGAAAGGCGGTAATTATGGCACTGGCAGCACTCAAGGAAACGTGGCAGGAGATGGCGCAGAGAAGTCCCCGTATGCTGCGTACTTTGACGGAGATACGATCAAGGGAAGCCCGTATGATCTGGGCGGCACGACCGAGGAGGACGGAGATTCTGCGGACGATCGGAGCACCGAGAGAGGCGATCCGTACAGCACAGGGGCTTCTTCTGGCAGCGGAAGCGGAGACGATCAAGCGAGCGCATGATGCAGCGTGTGCAGCGTGCCCGTATCGCGTAAATAACTGCCACGAGTGCCGCTACAACGGAAAAGAATTCCGGGACGAGAGATACCGTAATCCTCTCCTCTCCTGCATCCAGCCCTGTGCCAAATACAAGACGCAGCAGGAGCAGCAGCGGATCGAGAAACTCATGGGAAGCGGCGGTGTCAGCGAGCGGTTCCGTTCACGCACATTCGCAACGTTTCAGGCAACGCCGGCGACAAAACCGGCGGTCGATTTGTGCAGGAGATTCTGCGCCGCTGTAAAGCTGGATCCCAAAGTGCCGGGGATTTTGCTCAAAGGGACCTGCGGAACGGGAAAGACGCATCTAGCCGTCGCAATCCTGCGCGAGACAGCGGAGGCGGGCATCCCCGGAATGTTCGTGGTTGTTCCCGACCTGCTCGCCAAGCTGCGTGCGAGTTTTGGACAGAAGGACGGCAAAGCAGCGGAGCTGGTCGAGGCGGCAAAGAACGCGCCACTCCTTGTGCTCGATGACCTCGGTGCAGAAGACCCGAAAGCGTGGGTGATCGAGCTGATCTATGTGCTCATCAATCATCGCTACGAGCACATGCTGCCGACGATCATCACGACCAACTACGACGGCAAAAGAATAGCCGATGTATTCGGACTACGTGTTGCAAGCAGACTGTCGGAAATGACAGTGCCTGTAAACATTCGGGCGGAGGACTATCGCATGAGAGGAGCGTGCTGAGATGGAATACGATATGTGGGAACAGACGAAAGGGCTGCTGGAAGAGCAAGACAACAAGCAGGATCCCGACATGACAAAGCCGCAGCCAAGCTCGGAATTTTGCTACCTGAAGACACTGGACTGGGTCGTGGAGCTCTCTAAGAAGACGAACGAAGTCGTTCAGGAGGCAGGATACTTAGGTGGTCTGGTTGATGATTTTTTCATCGAAACAGACATTGAGGATGTGGGTGTGACGGAAAAGAGACTCGCATTGAAACTCACGGAAGTTATCACGTTCTGTACCTCATGGCTTAACCGTATTGGATATTTTGAAAATGAACGCGATGAGCTGCAGAGGATCGTGAACAAGAAGAACCGTGAGCACGGATACTTGGAGGAGTGATGGCATGATACTGCACTATCTGTCCCACCCGTTCACGGGGGACGAGGAGAATAACCGAGCAGCGGCAGAGGCAATCCAGAGAGAGCTGCAGGAACGGTCTAAGTACATACTCTATGTCAACCCACTGGCAAATTTCAAGGCGCTGAAGGGGATGGAGTATGACAAGATCATGGGCTACTGCCTCGAGCTTCTGAGTAAGTGTGTCGGGGTCACAATGACAGGGGAATACCGCGCCAGCAAGGGGTGCATGATCGAGCTTGCATACGCGAGAGAGTATCACATCCCGGTGTTCTTCTACGATGCAGAAAAGCATGAGTACGTCGAGGAGATGTGAGAAAAATGGCAGAGCAGAAATATCCGCAGGACGAGGAACAGAACGAATACCGCTACATTGATTGCGGATGGCTCGACAAAGTGGCGACAGGTCTCACGGCGGGCGCAAGAAAGCATCCGGGCGAGACGTGGAAGGAGATTCCCGCGGTAGAACACGCAGCAAGAGCACTGCGGCATCTGTCGCTCTATCTCAAAGGCGACACAAGTGAGGAGCATCTTGTGAATGCGTCGATGCGTTGCATGATGGCGTGGGTGATGGTAGAGCAAGGTTATGAAGATGACGACATTGAGAAGGAAGTGTACAAGCCGTGAAGCAGATACTTGACACTTGCTGCGGCTCTCGGATGTTCTGGTTCGACAAGGAGCATCCGGCGACCGTGTTCATGGACAATCGTAGCTTTGCCCAAAACCTTTGCGATGGCCGACGATTCGAGGTCAAGCCTGATCTGATCGCGGACTTCCGAGAGATACCATTTCCTGACGAGAGTTTCCGTCTTGTCGTATTCGACCCGCCGCACCTGCGCAGTGCAGGAAAGAGTTCATGGCTTGGCATCAAGTACGGTGTGCTCGAAAGCACATGGCAGGATGATCTGCACCGAGGATTCGAGGAGTGCATGCGTGTCCTGAAAGATTACGGCGTATTGATCTTCAAATGGTCAGAAGATCAGATTTCTACGGCTGACGTTTTGAAAATTCTTCCTGCGCAGCCGCTTTTCGGGAATCGGAGAGGAAAGACAATCTGGATGGTGTTTATGAAATTTCCGGAGGAATAACAACTACAAGCACAAAAATGCGGTTGAAAGTATCGAATATCGTCCAAAAAGCGGGAAATATGACACTTATCTACGCGGAAAACGAGATGAAGGAGCGAAGATCATGAGTAAGAAATACGCCTACATATACAATCTGGAAGATGAAAAGTGGCATACAGATTATTGGTTTTTGTCGGATGCATTATATGTCGCGAGAGCAAATAATCCAGATGCTCAAACCGTCTATATTGCAGAGACAGAGGATTACGTGCCGCCTATTTGGGTTGATTGCGTGGTTGATAACTTGCGCAAGGCTGCCGATGATGTACTGGCTAAGAGTTCCGAGGATTTTCTTTGTGATTTGATAGATCAGGAAATTGAAGATCTGGAAGACGCTCTAGCAGAAGCGTTCGAAAAGTGGGGGCGAGAGACCGGAAATCCATATTGGATTGAAATACCGATAAAAGGTACAGAACGCCTGTATGATCTGAAAACAGGAAAGCCCGTAGAGGAGGAATCCAAATGAATCACTGGGTAGGAATCGGACGGCTCACGCGAGACCCGAATGTGAAGTACACGCAGAGCGGGAAGGCTTACGCCTCGTTTACGCTTGCGATTGACAGGCGCAGGAGCGGGGATGGGAATCAACAGGCGGATTTTATCTCGTGCGTGGCATGGGAAAAGACGGCGGAGGTAATCAGTCAGTACTGCACGAAGGGCAAGAAGATCGCCGTCGAGGGGCGCATCCAGACGCGCAGCTATGATGCGCAGGATGGGAACAAGCGCTATGTGACAGAGGTGGTCGTCCAGAGCATGGAGTTCTGCGACAGCAAGGGCGGCGGTACAAGTCC